GAGCGTGGCCTGAGACAGAAACGCACCCGATGCAGCCCAGCCAAGTGGGTTCCACCATGCGACAGCCAACAGGGCTGCGCCCAGCAGTATTTGACCTAAACCATCGCCACCAGCACCCGACACCACCGGCGCAATCGTGATGCGCTGGGAGCCAGTGGGCTCGTGTAATCGCTGCAAGCTCAGGAAATCCCGGCCAGCAAGCACCCGGTAGCCAACCCCACGTTCACCGGAGGCAACCAACTCCCGCTCAAAGGTAGGAAAGTTGGCCGAAAGGGCTCGAATCGCTTCGGCAGCCGAGCCAATGGCAAGGTTGTGCCTGCGGCCAAAGCAACGACCGAGTTCACCGAGAAGAATAACTGTGACCATGTCGGATAACGTGAGTTGTAACTTTTTGCCAGTAGCCACCGTAGACATCTCGGCTTGATAGCCGTCCCTGCAAGTGATGCAGGATCAGTCCATCCCCAAGATAGACGGCGGCATGATTGGGAACGGGAGACGCCACCTGCATCAAGATGCAATCGCCAATTTGAATTTCTTCTGGCTTCACTTGCTCAAAGCCTACTTTTTCGAAGTTGTCGATGTACAAGTTCTCGCCGCGTTTCCACCAGTCATCAAAGCGAGTGAAGTTGGGCAACTCCACCCCACGCTCCAACTTGAACCAGTCGCGCAGTAACGCGTAGCAGTCCAGAACGCCATGGGACCACTCACGACCAACTAGCGGTGCAACATAGCCAGAAGGCTCAATCTGCGACCATTGACCGCTTGGGAAACTGACGATGTGCCACGGCAAACCGCTGACCTCGCAAGCCACCCGATCGGCCTGACTCGGTGTCGGCGGTAACCCAGGGTGGCTGTGCACCACACCCACTATATGACCCTGCGCGTCGGCTTGTGCAAAGTCCTCGGGATGGATAACGAATTGATCGGTGCCCACGCCGATGTTTCGGCATCGCCGATACACCTCACGGCCTTTGCGGATCAGTAACAAGCCGCAAGATTCACGCGGACTTTCGTCACGAGCGTGGTCCATTGCCAGCTGTTTGTTCTCGACCAGCATCAGCGGATCAATCCAGCAGCAGGGAAACCGCCGAATGGAAGTTCTGCGTTTTGACCAAAACGCGCTTGGCATGAAGCTAGCCGCTTGCCGCATACATCCTGACTGCTCGACGATACAGTCTGGTCGTTGGCATTGAAATAACTCGCACCGGTGTAGCCGCACTCAGAACCACGGTAACGCCAGGGACATACGTTCTGAACGATCTGCCTGCGCGGCAGAGTTACGCCTTCAAGATCAAAGGAAGCGGCGAGTTCGAACTCCACGACGTCTCTTGTCTCACGCGACTTTCGATCCACGTAGTAAATATCGTCGGAAAATTCAGCCAAAGGATCAGCTGTTGGATTTACTCCGCCGGAAAAGTTAGCTGCGTCCAAGTATTTCGCAAGCGTGCGCTTGCGTGTGATCTTGGCACCGACCAAGTCCTGATAGGTGAGAACCAGAGCCGTGATCGCACCAGTGACGTTCGCTACGCGCAAACGAGGCCTAGGCACTTGACCATTGCCGTTGAACTCAAATCCCTCGACCTCGATTGGAAAAGCCTCGTAGGCGTATCCCTGCCAAAGAACGCGCTGCTGCAGCGCATTTGTACCAGCATGAAAACGCACTGGCCCCTGTCCAAAGAGCGCGAGATCCAAAACGAATAGCTCGACCACGCTACTTGGCGCGAGCTTTTGGATCTCTGAAGTGATAGCAAGACTGGTCATGAGAGATCAAATACCTGCTTAAACGTTACCCGTATGGACTCAATGTTGGGTTCATCCACTGAGCGACTCCATTCATCACAGGCGAACTTGGCAGGTAATCCACCAGGTGGTGTCCAGTCAAAAGCTTGAACAGCCCCACGGGCTCGAAGAAAGTTGTCAATCGCAGAGGCCTCAGTCGTGGTGCGACCGCGAAACTCAAGAGACCAAACCTGCGGTTGGGTGTTGATCCCAAAAGTTAGGCGCTGCTCATAGCCGTCGCCAAAAGAGACTCGGCGCACTGTGGGACGCATTGACAAATTGGCACCAATGGAAGGGGTCCAGGTGAAGGTAGCCATTTATGCTCCCCTGCGTCCATCAAGAAGACCACCGGCACGCTTTTGCGCAAGAAGTTCTTGTCTGACTGCACTCGCAATCGCTCTACCCAAATCGCGTCCCCCAGGGTCCTCGCCACGGCTAGAGACACCAGAGTCCGTCAAACTGACAGAAATGTTGAAGACATCCCCGCCGCCGCCAGCGCCACTCATGGTGACGGGAATTGAGCGACCATCAGGCAACGGCACATAGGCCTCTGGACGAGAGCCCTCACCAAAAAGGGCTAACTGAGGTGAATTGGCGATACCGCCGCTGGCATAGGTGCGCAATGAGGTGGGACCTGCGGAAGTCATGACACCGCCACTGGCAAAACCAAAAACTCCAGCCATGGCATTGGCCAGCGGCAGTGTGATTGCGCGCTGAATTTGAATCCTGATCAAGTCCGAGATGATGGAGTTGGCCAAGGTCCTGAAATCAAGCTTCCCAGTCATCACGAAATTCACCAATGCATCGGTCATACCGTTAAATGCACGAGTGGTGGCGGACCCCATTTGCTTGCCGATTTGCTCGGCCTCTTCAGCTACGGAGCGAAGTCCTTTCGCAAAGCCAGCCTCTGGATCAGACATCTCCTTGACACGCAGAATCAAAAGCGATGCACCATCTGCTGCTTGACGCGCCGCCTCTTCAATTTTCGTAAAAGCATCTGCAAGTTTTTCATTGCCCGGAGCAGCGTCAGCCAGTTCGCGCGCTTGCCTTGCAAGCGTGGCAAGTTGAATACCGCTTTCTTGACGAGCGGTTGCCAGCTGCTGCAATGACTTCAGTTCACTGATCGCGCCCGTCTCACGCAGCGTTTTGATCTGCTCTTCAACAGAACGTAGTTCGCTCAGCCCTCGGGTTGCTTGTTCTTGCAACTCCTTCATGGACTCGCCAGGCAACCTAATCTGGCGCTCCAAGTTTGACTGTTGAGCTTCACGCTCTAGTCTTTGTCGTTTTAGAGTTATTTCAGCCAAGCGATCTTGAAGCTTGAGTTTGTCTTGGGTGGTCTTGGCGACTGCCTCTAGGCCGCGAAGCAAGATCGTCTCTTCTTCTGCAGACAGCGCACGAAGCTTTTCCGTAAAGTCTTCTTGGGCAGCCAAGCGTGCATCACTTGCATCTTTGAAACTCAGGTAGCCCTGACTTTCGTAGAGGTCGATGATCCGTTGCCTGTCCTTGAGGATGGCGCTTTCGACATCTACCTGGCCCTGCAAACGCTTAATCTCGCTGTCGATTCCGGCCATCGCATTTGCAGTAACAACGCCAGTCGCCGTGCTGTAGTTCAACTGCTTCCTTGGAGAAGCAGCCTGAGTGGCTGCGTTGGAAGCCTCCGTGCCCTTTCGGATTTCGTCAAAACGCTTCGTGACGGCATCAGCCAAAAGCGGCATATCCCACAGATCGACATAGTTCTGATTTGACTGCGCCACGATGGCATTTCGCTTTTCAAGCGCAGCCTGCAAGCGTGAGCGATTTTCATCCGAAAATGGATTGAGCCCTTTGCCGCCAGCCAAGAATGTTCCAGCCAGCTCAATATCTGCCCAAACGGCAGAGAAGCTTCCAATGACCGATTTGATCGTGTGGCCAATACCCCTCAGCGCATCAATCACCACTGCAATCGCATAAGCCGTTTTCTCTGCCCAGTTGGTCAGCGTACCTTCAGCGCGCATGCGCTGAATACCCTCAACTGCGTTATCGGTTCCCAGAAAAACACGCTTGAGTTCTTGTGTCAAAACGGACATTGAAGGAATTGCCGCCGTCACCAACGTCTGAGCAACGAAGTTCGACTCTGCTCTCATGCGGCCCATTGCCTTAGAGGCGTTGTCTGCTTCCTCAATTTGCTTGGCAGTCAAGCGAATGTTCAGGTCTTGGTTTTCCGCCAAATCTTTAAGGAAAGGGAGCATGGTTGCGCCCGACTTACCGAAGAGCTCCATTGCAATTGCGGTTTTTCCTGCACCGTCTTCAAAGTCTGCCAACTTGAGCGCGACATCATTCATGACCTCTGCTGGATCACGAAGATTTCCAATGGCATCTTTGGCGCGGACACCTAAAAACTGAAGCGCCTTCGTTGCCCCAGCAGTCTCGTCATCCACTCCGGCTAAACCTTTGGAGAGTTTGGCCAGGTTAGCGCCGATTGCCTCTATAGCTGTTCCAGATATGGTGGCCACCGGTGTGAAGCCTGAGAGCGCCGTCGTACTGGCACCAGTTTGCTCAGAAAGACCCTGAAGCGCCGCAGCGGCCTCTAGGGTATGACTTACAAAATCTCTTAGTGCTGCCACCGAAGTCGCACCAATCGCGACTGCAAAGGTTGTCTGAGCAATGGAAGAGACCCGCTGAAGCGAGGTCTTCATGTCACTAGCATGGCGATCCAAGAGCCGCGCAGTTCGGCCGAGATCGGCCCGAAACTCAGATGTCTCTGCAGACAGCTTGACAACAAGAGAGCCCAGATCAGCCATGCTTTTTAACCCTGTGAGCAAACATTGACTTAAAACGGGCGACGTTTAAAAAGGCAGCATTCTTACGGGTCTCATCAATCGGCTCTGGTCGATCGACAAATGGCATGAAATCTTCAGGCGTAAAAGGGCGCGTGTGCTTGGTACGGTTAGCGTTGGCAAAGGTAGACGCAATCACACCACTTCTCAAATCAGCACGCATATCGCCAAAGGGTTCCATTTGATAAAAGGCCATCCACTCGGTTATTTCGTCTGATCCGATCCGCTGCAACAGTTCACGAACCGGCATGCCCAGCGCAAGTGCCAGGCGAAAAGCGAAGCGACGAGTGGGATTGGCCTTTAGACCTTTTTTGCTGTTTCAGCCTGCTCGATGCCAATACCGTTGAGACGCTGAGCTACTGCAAAAACTCTGTCCAGTGCGCGAGCACTTTTTCGGCCAAGCGCAGTGATTTCGGCATCCTCAAAAAGTCGGTTCCCCGTCGCATCGCACAGGGTCAACGCAACAAGCCTGGCTCGAACGTTTTCCATGCGACCTTCCTTTGCACCATCGCGCGCAATCAGGCTGCTTTCAAAGGCATCGCGGTCGGTACCACTCATAGTGCGGACATAGACATCACCACCCCATTCAGGCACAAGGACGGTTTCGCGCGGCAGATCGTCGGCCGCCAGGATGGCATCTTTAGTAAGGATGCTCATAGTCTTCATGCCTCCGTGATGTCGCCATCAATTTCGATCGTGACGCTGGCTTCAACGACGGCATCCACACCACCTTGAACACTGAACTGTGTAACGTAGCCGTAGAAAGTCCATGTCGCAGCGGGCGTGGTGTCAGTGAAGGTGATCTTGAACTGGCGACGTACTCGGTTGGCTCGATCGGTACGAAGGCCCTGATGGACCGTATCGTCTGGGTTGAAGTGCAAGCTCAGAGAGAGTTGACCTTCATCGCGAAGACCGACTCTTTTCTCCTTGGCTGTTGAAGCAAGATTGGTGACGTCAATAACTGAGGCTTGACCCCCAGGCCCCTGAAAGGAGACTACGTTGGGGATGGTCTCAAAGGTTGTGGTTCCAAACCGGGCAATGGTGATGCCCTGCGCGGTGATGGCAGTACTAGGCATGAAAGGCCTCCATAAAAAAAATAAAAAAACCAGCTACCGTTACCGGTAGTAGGTAAAGTCCACAGATATCCGGTAAGTACCGGATTCATCATCGAAATCGGTAAGACCCATGCGTACATCGGCCACCGTTTTGATACTGGATAGCAACGCTGCAAGGACCTGCTCTTGCATTTGTTCGCAAGCGACCAGCGTTCTTGCATAGGCATCAACTTGCACCCTCGAGCGCCGAAGTTGGTTGGGTCCGTCAAGGGACGCAACGTTGGATTGATCTATAGGGGTGTAAACAAGCGTCGGATACTGTGCGTTCGCAGGTGCAACGATGGCGTAAACCTGTCCAGCAGCCAGATGCTTGATCGAGTCATAGAAATCCTGCATCGCTAGCGACCATTCAAGGACCGCGCTTCAATCTCGATGCGCTGGGTAAGACGCTGCTTAATGGCGTCAACAGCCTCACGACGACGAGATTCCAATGCTGGACGCAGGAATGGCCGAGCAGCCATCTTGCGAGTACCGAACTCAACAAAGCGCCAGTACCAAGCATCCTGAGACAGAGTGCCTCGCTTGCCTTGATTGCGGTACTTCTTGCCGTAGCGCACCAGAACATAAAACGTCTGGCGACCTCCACCTGAAAGCTCTCGGATGTGCTTCATGATCACCGAGCGTTTGAGCGTTCCGGGAGGTGGCTGTTTTGAACCAAGGGACTGCGCAGCTTTAGGAGCCTGTGCCCGAGCTTCATCCCGTATGACCTTTGCGCCTGCATAAACGGAGGCCCTCAGTCCCCGATTAGCAACACGATCGGGAAGTTCACGAAGAGCACGATCAAGCTGAGCTAGTCCTTCAATGCGAACTGTTTCAACTCTAGCCATTACTCACCCCTTCGCTGGCTAGCAGCATGACTGAGACATTGGCCTCATCTTCATTCAGCGCGTTGTGAATCGCGAACACACGCCCTCGATACAGAACTCGCATTTGTGCAACGCTCTTAGGGTCGTTAAATTCGGATCTGTGACGTACTGTGATTTGATGACTAACCACCGAAGCTATGCGATCAGCAATGCGTGCTTCGCGGCCTGATATGGGTTGAATATCAGCCCAAACAATCGCCACATCTGTCCAGGCCTGTGTCGGTGCTCCCAACACATCCTTTGCAACAGTAGTCTTCTGAATGCGAACACGTTGGCACAACTGCCCAGCACTGATTGAGCTCATACAAAGCTCACCCGGTAGCCATCGAGGAGACCGTCTACGAATGACAATGATTCGATGCGGCCGCGCGAAAGCATTGCCACTTCTTCCCGATGACCGTAAAGACTCCCCACACGCAATTTGATCCAGCTCTTAAGTCCTTCGGGGACTGATGAACTTGGGCCGTATCCAGCGTCAAAGGTGACGATCACAGAACCAATCTGTGGAAGAGTTGTGGGCCAAGTCTTTCCAAATACCGGAGTGAGTCGCGCAGGCTCGCAGGCTGCGTCCAACACGTAATCAGCCGCTGACATCAACTGCAAGCTGCCATTCATGTCCAGGTATTCGATGCTGACCAAAGACTGCACTGGGCATTTCGCAATAAGGATCGCGTGTCCGGGCAGGCTGAAGGACGCATCGGCAGGGACATGCATGGTTAACGCACCCGGAAAGGCATCGAGCACCAACCTCCAGCGAGCAGTCATCAACTGCCTGCCGGTTAGTGTCTCGGCTGCCTGCCGGGCTGCGGTTATTAGTGAGCCAATCAGCGCGTCATCGTCATCAACATCAACCCGCAGGTGCTGCTTTGCCTCAAGAAGCGTGATTGGCTCACCGGCTGGAGCTGAAACGAGTTGCAGTGGCATTTAGACGATCTGCACAACCGCTGCCTGATTACCTGCATTGGCTGGCAGCTCTCTAGGATTGACGCCCAGGATTTGCGCTGCAGTCTGACTTGCGGCCACACCCACAGTGAGTGACAGGCGAACAAAGCCAAAGCCGTTCACCGTATCGAGCTCCTCGGGCTTGACGTTGATCAAGGCCTGCTTGTTGTCGCCAGTGGCTTTGACAATCTGAGTAATCGTTTTGCCACTGATGTCCTTGGCACTCGTACCAGTGGCATCAACCGCCTGCTGCAACTTAGCATCCACAGTGGCGCTGGTACCCAGCACTCCGGTCTGCACCAAGGAGAGAAAGCCGTGGTGGTTGGCCACAGAAATCCAGCCGGTAGTGACAGTTCCCACCGCTTGCGCGGCTGGATCGATGGTTGCGAGAACGGACAGCAGTTCGCTGCCTTTTGCGTTGAGGAACATAGTTTTCTCCTAAGGATTGAGGCTGCTTAGCGCGCGCCCAGTTGGATGAAGGGAGACATCGTTGCGCTGCCTTTGGCAGGTGTGATGGGACTACTAAGCTTGGACTGGCCGTCCATGCGGAAGGTGGTTCGAAACGCCGTGAGATCGGCATCGAAGTACAGGTGCATCGACGTGGCGGTCTGCATGCCGCCAGACTTAGTGATCGTTTGGTAGTACTTCAGGTCCACCAGCAAGATGTCTCCTTGGGCCGAGAAGGTGTTGGCGTGCTGAGACACAAACACCGGGCGACCCAGCAGCGTGCCGTAGGGAGAGACCTGTATACCGCCAACGTTCAATCCGGTGGGCAGGTAGATCGGGTAGTTACCCAAGGTCAGGGTGAACAATGCTGGCAACACATCGTTGTTGACGATCCACACCGCATTGGCGAATGAGCCCGTTGGCAGACGCGCAATCATCTTGGCCAGATT